GTCTGCAATCTGATTGTTGAAGCATGTGAAGGTGGGGAGTTCAATGAAGACTGTGAGAGGTCTTGCGTTGCGTGGGTCGGTGACTGGGACAAGACCGAGCGCGACGAGGGATGCCGCAACTGTGTTGATTGTGCTCGCAAAGAAGCCCTGATAGATCTCTGTGCCGACATAGGTGAAGTCTTGCGAGTTGTAATACTGAAGCGGCGCATTGTATTGATAAGTGACTGCCATCTCATGCCACTTGCGCTCTCTTGATTCCGAGGAGCGAGTTGATGCGCCCCATGGATGCCACTGGTGCCGAGATAGTCATGTCTTGGAATGAATTGAAGGAATCAAGACTTCCGCGTTCTCTATACAGGCTGGCCGCCATTAAGACGGTGCCTGCTTGTACGGCCGCATCTGGAACGACTGTCATTGAGTCGTGATATCCAGCCTGAGACCGACGCTTGAAGCAGTACGCATTACTCGCCGAAACTGCGCTAGTCATGAATGCGGTGTCGTTCGCAGTTGCGCCCTGAATGCCCAAGAACTCTGTGAGCATCGCCACGGTGATCCAATCGCAATTCGTTGGCACTACCCAAGTCAAAGTCCCTACCGGGTCAACTGCGCTCCGACCAAGATCGTCGGCAGTGACTTGGAAGAGGATCTGATTCTTGACTACCACCTCAGTGTTGAAGAGATAGTCACCTTCATCAGAGACACCAGTGAACAAGTAGATCGGTATTTGGAATACCTTTTGAGTTCCGTTGATTGTTGCGTCGCATCCTGAGATGGTGACATTCTGACCGACAAGAACGCTCTGTGATTCGAGGGTCTGAACCACACCGACATTATCCAACACCTGTTGATGTGTGATGGTGAAGTTCGGCATGGTTCAGACTGCGTTCGGAATCAGGCTTGAGTGATCTTGCGGATCATGCCAGAGATTGCGGCGAAGGTGCTGGCATACAAGTGGTAGGACATGGTGCGGCCGAGAACTGATGGATTCTCAAAACTCATCAAGCCCTTGATCTGCTCGTAGTACTCGAAAGCGTCGCCTTGGCCTTGACCGACTCTTGTGATGATCATGGTCTTCGAGGCGAAGTTGGAATCCACCACTAACTGGAGCCCAAGTGGGTTGCCGTTCCATGATGCCGCGGTTGCGTTGCCAAGAGCGTTCTGTCCTGTTAAGCCTGCGCCAATGAATGGGAACACTGGGCGACCTGTGGTGTCTGCGAGTTGTCCAAGTTGGCCCCAAACATCTGGTGACACGAACATGTGCGTCGGTGTCCAGTTGCGGTTGGATGAGATGTCCACGGCTGAGTCATAGACACTCTTCAGCAAGTCGGCAACGGTGAGATCCCACACACCAGATGATGTTGCGGCGGACAGTAAATTGTCTGCACAGAGGTTATCGCTGGCGATCATCGCTTCGCCCATCAAGTCGTTGAGGATTAATTGCATGGCTTGGGGGCTCGTAAACGAGATATCCTGTTCGGACAAAGTCACCTGTCCCGCTAAAGTTGTCTTGCTGATGGTGTTTGCGGCAATGACCATTGTGGTTGCCGACACTGCGCTCAATTCGGTGGACTGTGTAGCCACTGAAGTATGAGTCGTAATGGTTGGGCGAACGAATGTCTTGGACTGTCCGTTGTCAGGATAAGCGCGTGCGCCCACTGCTTCGACACACGGGCGCAAGAAGTTTAGGTCTTGCACGAGAGGTCCAAGCACTGGCACAGGAAGCAATCCGGGTGTGTCACTTGTGAGGACATCGCCAGCGGCGGCCTGAAGTGCGGTGCGCTTGCCGTTGGAATATTCGGCAACTGCGGCGTTCATGTTGGCGAAGGTGTCTCCACCGATGTGATACGCGGCCATGAACTCGCCTGCGCTTGGAAGTACGAACTCGCGCTTGGCGGTTGCGTAGATTGGTTGAGTCGCTAGTGCGGCTTCAACGATGGTTGGTTCTGACATGTCATCCTCCTCGGATGGTTGTGGTGGGGTTGGTTCTTCTGGTATTTCCTGTGGTTCCTCTGCTGAGGCATATACAGATTGTATTTCCGCGTCAGTGTATGCCGGGAAGGACACCAGCGAGATCTCCATTAATCGAGCCTCACTGACTTCCATGACACCATCAACGCGCTTGAACTTGAGCGGAATTGCACCGACTGAGACTGCGGAGATGGAGCCATCTGCAAGCAATGCCATGGCATCATCGGCTGCTCTTGTCGCGCTTAGTTTGGCAGTAAATAGTAAGCCTTCACTGCTTGACACTCTCTCGGTCACGCGCCCAATAATTCTGGTGTCGTCGTGATATTCCAGAAGTTTAGGCATTGGGCCATCAACTGAGATGGAGCCCTCCAAGAACTTCACTGGGCCGACATCGCCTGACAGGTTTGCAACCACATTCCATGGCACCGCCAATCCTGTGATGGTGCGTGTCGGTGTGCCATCTTCTGCGGCCGCATCTAGCGTGACGAGTTGCGCGTTGAACTTGATCATGAATACATCTCTTCTCTATTGAGTGCTTCAGCCATCGCTGGTTCGGTTGGCACTTCGGCAAGATTGTTCTCGTAGATATACGACTCTGTATCAAACTCCACAAAGCGATTCCGAGGCAACACATTGGTCATGCTGAGTGTGGACTGGATGACATCAAGGACTTGCTTTGCTCCGAAGAGGTAGAGATCCTGACGCGCTTGTTGAGCGTTCTGATATGTGAACGATCCAGCAATGCCAATCCCCAGCAAGTATGGAGGGACACCAACTTGGCGTGATACCTCGAGCGAAGAATATTGGCGCGACTCAAGTAGTTGGAGTTTGTTTGGGTCAGACTTGAACTCGTTGAATGTGACACCACCAGCGAGAGCACCGATGGCACCTGTCTGCCTTGCCTGTCGCCATGAGGCCGCAAGTTCACCAAGATCTTCAGCGGACATCTGCTCACTGTTCTCACCAACGGTCAGCCATCCAGCCGCAATCTCATTCGAGGCGAATCGCTCAGCCGCTTGATCAAGTTTGAGAGCAGTAGTAATTGTGCGCGCACCAGTGAACAAGAATCCTTGAACTCCACTGATGAATTGGATGACATCTTCTGTCGCCAACTTCACGCCATTGAACATGATGTCATCAGACTGGGAAAAGTATTGCGGGCCGCGCTGGTCAAGAGTCTGAACCATCTCGGCTGGCAACCATTGGAACGATAGTGGTCGGCCAGTAGCGGATGATCGAGTGGTCACATACCAGAACGCACGACCGCGCATCATGATGTCCATGGCGGTGTTACTCATGAGGAAGTTCATCGTGACCTTGGGATCGGCTTGATCCATCCACATCTCATTCTCAAGATAGATCTTCTCGTACCGTTCGCCAGTCCACTGCTTGGTGTAGTGACGCAACGGGAGACAACCAACCATGGACAAGATCATCTGTGTGGCCCGTGCGACGGTCGCGTTGCTGAGGGCCAGTTCTGTGCTCGACCCGACAGAATACGAGAAGAACTGGCCCACAACTTGCGGCGCACTTCCAGCGGCCGCCTGTAACGGCGGAGCCTGTGTGAAGGAGGGTGTCTGCTTCCCTTTGCCGAATAGTGCCACGGAGCGAGTCTCCCAAACGGTTCAGCCGATATCTAGTCAATGGAACACAATCATCGGCTTATTCTTTGCGGCTGGTCTAGATTCGAGCGCGATAGCGAACACTGCGCACCGCGCCAGTTCTATGGGCCCGGGTGACTTCTGCGAACTGAGCACGATCGCCTGATTCGTCTTGACGGATACTGCGCGCGACATGTGTTCTGCGAGACCGATGTCTCCTGTGTGTCTGACACGATCTTCAACGATCATTGAGCGCGCCATCGCAGTCCACTTGATGAGTTCGGCGTAGCCGACAATGGTCATGCGTCGGCGGAGATCGGGAGGTGTGTGAATCTCTAGCGATGGGGTGACACCAAGCATGATCTTCGGGTCGGCCATGATGCGCACTACTTCGCCCCACATCTGCGCCTCAGAGTCAACGCTGAACGCAGTCTCCAAGATGACATGACCTTCCGACATGGCGGCCCTTATGCCCACATATCGTGAGCCATCCAGCGATGAGTCAATGACGAGGTGACCTCCTTCTGGCATCAGTTCGGCGGTGCGCTGACGCTCCCAAACGGTCAAGGGGAGCCATGCCTCGGCAGATGCGATCCAGAGGTTGAGGTGACCGCGAATGAATGCTTGTCGGTTGGGTGAGTCAAACGCTAATTCGAGAGCCTTCATTGTGATTGTGGTGCCGAGTGCTGGGTTAGCCCACGGCCACCACTGGCGATCTTCCACACTGACACCGGGCGGCGGTGACCATTCGGCGAGATAGAGCGCAGTGTCTTTTCCTGAGTCAATAGCGGCGATGCCCTGCGAGCGCAGTTGGATCATGGCGGTGGAGGACAGGTCACCAGCAGTGGAGAACATAATCATCAACGGGTTCGTCTTGGCTATTTGAGACGGTCTCAGAGCGGTGAAGATCACCTCTGCTTTGATGTCCCACAACTCATCTATCAGGATGCAATCGTAGGAGCCACCGTGAGCATGTTCAGATGCGGCAATCACTGAGATAGATGATCCGTCTGGGAAGTCCATGCGCTCATCACCGTTCTGCCATCGCACCTTCATCTCAATGCGGCCCTCCATCTCTCGAGCAAGATCACGGAACAAGGCCATGGATCGCTTCTTTTGGTTGGCGACAATGACGACCGACTGGGGCTCCTTGCGGATGGCGGCGAACTCTGTCGCCCACCAGCCTGCGATCGCCTTCATGAGTATGGACTTGCCTTGCTGACGGGCCGTAGAGATCAACGCTTCACGGAACACAAAGTCACCAGCAGAATCCACCGTGAACGAGTCGGAACACACGCGAGCCTGCCAAGGCATCAACTTCAACCCGATCACACGGTCAGCCCACGAAATGATCTGATCACCGTAAGACGCACCATCAGGAACTGACGTCACCAACCGGGGCTCATCACGACCGATCATGCCCACATGCAGGTCATTCTCGCTCAATCCTGCTGGTTCAGGCTGGTTCGGGGGAATGAGAAGGTA